AGCCTTAGAAATATTTGGAGGTCAATGATGCCTAAATTCGGTACACTAGACGACGAACCAATCGTAGCAAAACCTGCTATGGATCAGTTACCACCTGCTACAAAAGGTGCAGCTGCTTCTATTCAAACAAACTTTGTTGATTCAGGTCCATCAAGACCTTCAGCAAGTCCAGGTTTATCTGAAGCTGCACAACTTGCGCAGATCGAACTTGAGAAACAAAAGTGGGAAGCAGAGAATGGCAAGCAGAGCGAGCATTGGATGAAAGCATATTGGCGCCCATCAATGGGTTGGCTATACATGCTTATGTGTTTCTGTGACTTCGTTGCTTTCCCGATTATCTCAATGTTCCTACCGCAGTTCATTAAAGGTATGACATACATTCCATGGAAATCAATCACTCTCGATAACGGTGGATTGATTCACATGGCGTTCGGTGCCATCCTCGGTGTGGCTGCATGGACACGTGGTCAAGAGAAAATAGCCGGTAAACAATAATTTACTTCCGGCTTAAAGCATGATATAATATGTTTATAATTGAGAATTTGAGGTATTCATGTCACGTTTCTATACAAACTTTTATTCACGCGGTAACAAGATTTATCTGCGTGGATATCAAAACGGTAAACGTATCAGTGAAGAGGTAGATTATCAACCCTACCTCTTCATTCCTTCTGAAAAGGGTGACTATAAAACCCTTGATAACAAGAAGGTTGGCAAAGTAAACTTCAGCTCTATGAAAGAAGCCAGAGACTTCGTCAAGCGTTACAGCGAAGTTAGTAACTTTACTTTCTATGGTCTTACCAATTATCAATACGTATTCATCAATGATGAGTATCCTGGCCAGATCGACTATGATCCTGAATTGGTATCTGTAGTCACAATCGATATCGAGGTCGCAAGCGATGATGGCTTCCCTGATATTAAGCAAGCATCAAAACCTATTACTGCTATCTCACTGCGTAAGAATGGCAAGAATATCGTCTTCGGCTGAGGTTACTATAAACCTAAGTCAGATGATGTTGTCTACGTCATGTGTAAAGATGAAAAAGATCTGCTTGCTAAGTTTATTCTAGGTTGGAATCATCCTGACTGGACGCCTGATGTTGTCACCGGTTGGAACATCGAGTTCTTCGACGTGCCTTATATCGTCAATCGTATTATCGGTCAGCTTGGTGAGAAAGAAGCAAAGAAGCTTTCACCATGGAGATACCTAGACGAAAAAGAAATCATCGTACGTGATCAAAAGAATCAGGCGTTTATGCCTGCAGGTATCACCGTGCTTGACTACATGCATCTCTACAAGAAGTTCTCATTTACAAACCAAGAGTCGTATCGTCTCGATCATATTGCTAACATCGTTCTCGGTGAGCGTAAACTGGATTACTCAGAGTATGATAGCTTGCTAGATCTTTATAAGAAAGACTATGAGAAGTTCATCGACTATAACATCCATGACTGCGTTCTCGTTGATCGTCTTGAAGACAAGCTTGGTTTCATTAAGCAGGTATTCGCTCTTGCATATGACGCAAAGGTCAACTACAACGATACACTAACTACTGTTAGACCTTGGGACGTTATCATCCATAACTATCTCATGAATAGCAACATCGTTATTCCTCAGATGGCGCATCAAGAGATGTTTGATTCACTTGTCGGCGGTTATGTTAAGGATCCACAGGTTGGCATGCATAAGTGGGTTGTGTCATTCGACCTTAACTCACTGTATCCACACTTGATCATGCAGTACAACATTAGTCCTGAAACGTTTGTTGGTCGTGCACCAACATGGCCTGCGGTTGATGATATCCTAAATAATGATGCAGTCTGTCCTGATGATTATGCATACGCAGCAAACGGATGTTACTATCGTAAAGACAAGCAAGGTTTCTTGCCTCAACTCATGGAGAAGATGTACAATGATCGTGTTGTCTACAAAGACAAGATGCTTGAAGCCAAGAAAAGATTCGCGCAAACGAAAAGCAAAGATGACGAAAAACTTGTCTCGCGTTATCACAACCTTCAGCTCGCAAAGAAAATCCAACTTAACTCAGCTTACGGTGCGTTGGGCAACCAATACTTCAGGTGGTTCAATTTTAATCACGCAGAGGCGATCACAACGTCTGGCCAGTTATCGATCCGCTGGATTGAAAAAAAGATTAATGCATTCTTTAACAAGATGCTCAAGACTGAAAATGCAGATTATGTGATTGCATCTGACACAGACTCAGTTTATGTTAACATGGGTCCTCTTGTTGACAAACTTGAAATGACTGATGATCTAGAGATCGTTAAGGCACTTGATGCTTTCTGTGAACAAAAGATCCAGCCTTATATCGATAAGTCATATCAAGAACTTGCAGATAAAATGAGTTCCTATCAGCAGAAGATGCAGATGAAGCGAGAGAACATCGCTAACAAAGGTATTTGGAAAGCTAAGAAAATGTACATCCTCAACGTGTGGAACAGTGAAGGTGTGCAGTACGATAAGCCACAACTTAAAATGATGGGTATCGAAGCTGTGCGTTCATCTACGCCTGCATCATGCCGTGAAAACATTAAGAAGACTCTTGAGTTGATCATGAACACAGATCAAAAGACTGTGCTCAACTTCATTGAGGAGTTTCGTGATAAGTTCTTCAACATGGAGTTCGAAGAGGTGGCGTTCCCACGAAGTGTGAAACTAATTTACTTCCGTAAGAATGACGGTGGTGCAACATTCCCGCTTCATTACAAGCTTGATCAAAAGTCTCTACCTATTCAGGTCAGAGCTTCCCTTCTTTATAACAAGGTTATTAAAGATGCTGCGCTAGATAAGAAGTATCAATTGATCGCAAACGGTGATAAGATTAAGTTTGCGTATCTCGTGACCCCAAATCCTATTACAAGACAAGAAGACGTCATTGCTACAAACTCCATGATGCCTAAGCAGCTTGAGATTAATAAATATATTGATTACGAGAAGCAGTTTGACCGGGCTTTCCTGGATCCTATCAAGTCAATTCTTGATGTATTGCATTGGAAAGTAAACACTAAAAAAGTATCCACACTAGAGGATTGGTTCGCATGAAGTTAAGTGATGACGATTTTGGTTTTAGTCTTGTATCTGAGTCTGAACTAAAGGCTCATGAAGAGCAACTAAAAAAAGTAGTAGAACAACAGGCAAAAGCAGTCCAGATGAAGACTGTTGAAGCGCAGGATAAATTACATGGTCTCAGAGATATGATCATGCCTTTGCTTAATAACCTTGCCAAGGATCCAACAAAAGAATATGTCTTGTGGCCTGATCGCGCTACAAAGATACAGGCATTCATTAAGAAAGTTAATAATTACGTAGACGGATGATAAACTATCTGGCACTCGCAGTAGCCTTAGCGCTTTCGGGTGTCTCTGGTTACTATTCAATAATAGGTCTAACTACAATATTTTCTACGGCTTTCTGGCCGGTCGTTTTCATGGGCTTTGTACTAGAAGTAGGAAAACTAGTAACTGCTTCTTGGCTGTATAGAAACTGGAAACATACACCTTTTTTAATTAAATCTTATTTAGTTGTAGCAGTGTTCGTGCTTATGTTCATAACAAGCATGGGCATATTTGGTTTCTTATCAAAGGCACACATCGAACAAACGCTTAACCTAAACACAGGTGCTACAGAACAGATACAAATATTAAATTCAAAAATTACATTTGAAAAGCAAAGTATAGAAGATATCGATAAGCAAATATCACAAATTGATGCCGCTATTACAAAAATGACAGATCGTGGGCAAGCTGCATCTTCACTCCAAGCTGCAGATAAGCAGAGAAAGACAAGAGATATTCTTGTCAAAAGGAAAGACGATCATGTCAAAAATATATCCACACATACAGAACAAAGAATCAAGCTTGAATCAGAGTTCAAAAAACTCGAAGCAGAAGTCGGACCAATCAGATACATTGCTGAGCTCATATATGAAGTACAGTCTGTTGATAACCTTGAAAAGAGCGTTAGGATGGTCATTCTGCTTCTTGTTCTTGTTTTTGATCCTCTTGCTATCGTATTATTAATTGCAGCAAATATTGGCATAACTACACAAAAAAGGTTTACAAAAGAGCAAAATATTGGTATATTAGAGATTGACAACAAGGTTCTTGAATCATAGGAGTTATTATGTCCCTTAAAGAAAAGCTTATTAAGAATTCTACTATCGACCTTACCGCTACTTTGCTTGACAGTAAAGTCTTCACAAAGAAAGATCAGATCCCAACACCTGTTCCCATGATCAACGTTGCGTTGTCTGGTTCAGTTGATGGTGGTATCACGCCAGGTTTGACCATGCTTGCTGGTCCTTCTAAGCACTTTAAGACTGGCTTTGCTTTGCTCATGGCATCATCCTTCCTTAAGAAATATAAGGATGGTATTATTCTGTTCTATGACTCTGAGTTTGGCACTCCACAGTCTTACTTCAACACATTCAATATTCCATTTGAGAGTGTTGTGCATACACCTATTACAGACATCGAAGAGCTTAAGTTCGATATCATGGCTCAGATGAAAGAGCTTGATCGTAATGATCATGTCATGATTGTTATTGACTCTATCGGTAACCTTGCTTCTAAGAAAGAAGTTGATGATGCACTTGATGGTAAGTCAGTTGCAGACATGTCGCGTGCTAAGCAGCTTAAGTCTCTATTCCGTATGATTACACCACATCTTTCTCTTAAAGATATTCCTATGATTGTGATTAATCATACATATAAAGAGATCGGTCTCTATCCAAAGGATATCGTTGGTGGCGGTACCGGTTCTTACTATGGTTCAGATAATATCTGGATCCTTGGTCGTCAACAAGAAAAAGACGCAGATGGTATTTCAGGATATCATTTCGTCATCAACGTGGAGAAGTCACGTTATGTCAAAGAAAAGTCTAAGATTCCTATTACTGTCAGTTATGACGGAGGTATTAATCGGTGGTCTGGTCTACTGGATGTTGCTATTGACGGTGGTTACATTGTTAAGCCTAAAGCTGGCTGGTACGCTACCGTAGATAAGGAAACTGGTGAAGTTCGTCAACCTAGCATGCGGGCTGCCGATATTGTAGATAACAAAGAATTTTGGACTAAGATGTTCCAAGATACAGATCTTGCTAAGTACATTGAAACAACTTACAAGATGGCAGTTGGTTCTATTATGGAGATTGATGATGATAGTGCTGAGTGAGTTTACAGGTATTGATGCATATAGCGATAGAAAAGCCATCATTATAGATAATGATGGAGTATTCGGTGTACAGTATATTATGAATGATACTGTAAAGGAATATCGTGTATTCCCAGGCAGTTCGCGGCATTACGCTGAAGATGCTGCTGAGAACTGGACAACTGGCGTAATCAATCTTAAAGATCTTTTAGTTACCTACTGAGGAAACCAAATGGCAATTGAACAGCTAATCTTCTGTAATCTTCTAACAAATGAAGATTACGGCAGAAAGGTTATACCCTTCTTACGGGAAGAATACTTTCAATACTACTCTGATAAGTTGACATTCAATCTTGTCGATGAGTATGTCAAGAAGTACAATACTTTTCCTACTAAAGAAGCATTGATCATTGATCTATCTAATCGTGATGGTGTTAATGAAGACGTGTTTAAGAAGACACGTGATAGAATTGCGGAGTTAAAGTCTGATGAGAAAACTGAGATCCAATGGTTGCTTGACCAAACGGAAAAGTTCTGCCAAGATAAAGCGGTGTACAACGCGATTATGGCCTCCATTCACATATTGGATGACAAGAGTGGGAAAGCCTCTACCGGGGCAATTCCACAAATCTTATCAGATGCACTTGCAGTATCTTTTGATACGCATATTGGGCATGACTTCCTTGAAGACTCGGATGCACGTTATGAGTTTTACCACAAGAAAGAAAGTCGTCTCCCGTTCGATCTTCACTACTTCAACGAGATCACAGGTGGCGGGCTACCAAACAAGACGTTAAACATTGCACTTGCTGGTACGGGTGTTGGTAAGTCATTGTTCATGTGTCACTGTGCTGCTTCTAATCTTACTAAAGGTTATAATGTTCTTTACATAACTATGGAAATGGCTGAAGAACGTATTGCTGAACGTATTGATGCTAATCTTCTTGATATTCCTCTTGATCAGCTGGAAGTTATCCCACTTCAATCTTATAAGAGCAAGATACAGAAGCTTATGGCAAAGACTACAGGCAAGTTGATCGTTAAGGAATATCCAACTGCCTGTGCTGGTTCTGCAAACTTCCGTCATTTGTTAAATGAGTTAAAGATTAAAAAGAACTTTAAACCAGACATTATCTATATTGATTATCTAAACATCTGTATGTCTTCGAGGATGAAGTATGGAGCCAACGTCAATTCTTATACCTATATCAAAGCAATCGCAGAAGAGTTACGAGGACTTGCCGTGGAGTTCAATGTACCTATCGTCAGTGCGACTCAAACAACTCGAGGTGGATATTCGAGCAGCGACTTGGGATTGGAAGATACATCAGAATCCTTTGGACTCCCGGCCACAGCTGATTTTATGTTTGGACTCCAAACATCAGAAGACATGGAAGCACGTAACCAAATTCTGGTTAAGCAACTCAAGAATCGCTATAATGATCCAGGGACTAATCGTAGGTTTTTCCTTGGCATTGATCGCAGTAAAATGCGGCTTTATGACGTAGAGCAGGATGCACAAAATGACCTATTGGATGGTCCTAATACAAATAAGTCCGTTTTTGATAGCAGTAAGTTTGGCAGTGAAGACCATGATAGAAATCTGCCGTCTTCAAAATTCAACAAAGCAGCGTTCGCGGGGTTTAAATGATGAACTATAAAACAGTAGAAGCTCTCAAGTGGCCAGAAACAAGTGAGTTGAATTGTCCGATTTATAATGTGATCGAAACAACCACCAATCAAATCATTAAAACTTTCGAAACACAAAAAAGTGCTAAAGAATATATGCGTCATCTAAACTTAGGTGGTGCATTTGATGGATGGACACCATCTTTTATGCTAAAAAAATTTAGTATTCCTAAAGAAAAAGTTGTCCAGCCAGTATAAATAATAACAGTTCCGCTTTTAATTAAGTGGGAAGCAAACACGTTTGTGTCTGCAGCACAAGTGGCAAGCTGATAATCTCAGGATTGGAATTGACGGGAATAAATGGTGGGGTTCCACCCGTCCGTGTTTACGCATGAGGGCGAGTCGAAAGGCTCGCCCCTTTCATTTTATAAATATTGATAAAAAGGTATAAAATGGAAGAACTACTTAACAAAGCTATAAAAGAAGCTTATCCATCAGTTAAAATTGATTATGTTGCTAGACTTAGTTCTGGCAACAAAAAGTTCTTTTCTGTTCGTGGTATAGATAAAGATAGAGAAAAAGCTTTTAAAAATCTTCAAGAGCTTATGGATAAATTAAAAGTTAAGTATGAAATAAAAGAATCTAAATCTGCATCTAAAAATTTTCCATATGTTATAACTGTTAACTTTGGAACTATACAATATACCACAAAACCTGATATAGCTGGACGTGTAAGTTCTGGTAGTGGTGCGCAGGATAAATTTGCAGACTTTGTAAAGCAATTAGGTGCAACAAATGTACGAACAGCTAAGATAGGTTCACAAGAAGCTGACGTAGCATTTGAAATCAATGGCAAAAAAGAAAATGCAGAGATTAAAAATTCTGCTAATTTAAAAGATATTAATGCTTTTGATATTACTGTTTATAGAAAAGATAAAAAGTCTGCAGGATCAAAAGATCTTACTTTTGTTAATGAATTAATCCAAGACTTTACCGGTTATCCGACACTAGAAGATTATATCGATAATCTAAGAATGCAAGATCCTACAATAGGTTATTCGGGTGATCCTGGTGTAAAAAACAAAAGCGGAAACTTGCCGACAAAACATTTTAAATTTTCAATAAGTCTTGACAAAGCTGTTAAAACATTAAAAGATCATTGGAATAAAGATGATTATTTTGTCATAGTTTCTGGCAATAAATTCATGATTTATAACACAAATTCTGAAGGTGCTTTAACAAGCATCATTAAAAGACAAAGAGACGTTGAGATTGAAACCTTCAGTAGATCCTCTTTAAAAGAAATAAAGTTTCAAACTTATGGCGGAACAAGACCAGGTACTATCAGAATGCAGTTATCAATTACATTAGCAAGTGCTCCAATAGTAGAATATTATCCAGAATCAGTATAATAAATATATAAAATAGGATTCAAAATGGTATTATCTTTTAACACATTTCTAACTGAAGAAGCAGAAGATACTGGTTCTGGCAAGAAACTAAAGCATCTAACACATCTTGAAGACATGCCAATTCATGGTGGTCATGAGGGTGTTGCTGCAGCCGGTGAGATGTTAGACAATGCACACAAAGCATTACTTGGTAAGAAGACTGATACACATATCTCAACAAAGTATGACGGCGCACCATCAGTTGTGTTTGGTTATCACCCAAAAAATGGTCGCTTCTTTGTTGCATCAAAGTCAGCATTCAATAAGACTCCTAAAATCAATTACACAGATAAAGATATAGAAGATAATCATGGTCATGCACCAGGATTAGTTGGCAAGTTGAAAGATGCTCTCCATCATTTACCCAAAATTTCACCGAAACAAGGTGTATATCAGGGTGATGTTATG